TACAGTTCACTTTGATTTATATTTATCAGATATTGCAAATACACTAACTATATAGTAATCAGAGATATAATATTTATAACAAGACAAATGCATTTATATTTTTATTCTTGTGCAATCTTTGAATATACAAGATTCTTACATTTGCAATATCCGAAACAAAACAGAGTTAGGAAACTTGTTAGCTTATAATTTAATACCATAGTTATATGAAAATTAAAAAGAAATTGGAGGGCAAAGAGGATGAGTAAAATTCACGTTAAGCTTGGAATGGCACAGAATAAATATGACGAAGTATTGTTGTCTATTCTGAAGTACATGAACAAGGGTCTCGATACTTTTAATGCTGTTAGCGAAACTCGTAAGAAAACTGGTATTACCATTGATCAGGAATGTGATTTGATCTGTTTAATTTTAGGAGGTAGCTTAATTGAATACCGTTAGTGAAGAATTTGTCAAAGACGTTGAAAGGCTGACATCTCTGGGCTTTAGCCTTGAGATGTCAGCCTACGAAGCAGGATTACTGAATATGATGTTGCCGGATGAAGTTGAGGATTACTTGAAAGAGTTGAAAAAATAATGGTAAGATTGTTATCAAGGCCATTAAGACTTAACGAATTAAAGGAGGGATGTTTATAATATGCTAGTAAAATTTGAGCTTGAAGTTACAGAATTTATTGAATTATGGCACTTGCTCCAGGATAAAACACTTACGTGACGTCCAAACTACAGGACAATTTATTGCTTCAATACGCCAAGCAAGTTTATGCCGATCACGAGGAAATATTAGAATTTATGACAAATAACATTAAATAAATTAAGTTTATTTATTGTGTATCCATTGCTTTTTTGATCAATTTATGCTATAATAAATTTACCAAGATACGAAGCCAACCAACGAAAGGAGCATTAAAAATGAAAATGCGAATGGTAACCCGAACAATCGAAACTTGTTTAGTAGAAGCCCTCTTTGTAACAATCGATGGCGACTACGAAAAGAAACTTATTGCCATCCCCGGCCCGTTTAAATCGCCCAAAGATGCAGTAAAAAAGATTAACGCAACCAAAGACAATGAAGAAATCACTTGCGTACACGCAACACTGAAAGAAATTGTATCCAAAAAATACGGAATGTCTGAGAATGATTTCATGGCTTACTCCGTAGAAATTAAAGAAAAAGAAGACGCAAACAAAAAGGAGGACTAAACAATGTCAGAATTTTCAGTAACAATTAAAGAAGCATCAAAGGAACTCTCCAAGAAAGAAATGGTCAAGCTCAAAGACCTCACTGAATGCGGAAGACTTGACGAACTTTCGCAATCTCTTGAAGAACTCACCTTTAAACCTGTAGCTTATGTAATTTTGTCCATTCACAACGAAAAGGCCCAGGATAAGGATTATGAAAACTATGTTATTCTTGACGATGAAGGAAATCGTTATGTAACGGGTTCGTCTTCTTTCTGGCGCGCATTCATTGATATTTTTGCTGATATGCAGGATTGTGATGAAGACTGGTCTATCAAGGTAGGACGTAGGAAGTCCAAAAACTATGCAGGAAAAGAATTTCTTACTTGTTCTGTAATTTAAAATTAACCCCTTTCTCACCCCCCTTAACTTTGTCAGCCCCTCTCCGTTTTGGAGGGGGGCCTTGTAAAAGGAGATAACATGGCTAAGCGTAAAAAATTAACCCCCAATCAAAGGGAATATAGAAAACAAATCACCCGCCTGAATAGAGCTATTCGAAGAATAGAAAAGGCGGGGTATGTATTTCAAGAGGCTATTTCCTTTGAAATGCCTAAAAGGGTTACTAAAAAGGCGATTGAGCGTCTTAAAAGTATTAAACCTAAAGACTTATACCAGTTCACAGTCCGTCTTTATCCAGAAACAGGTGAAATAATTCCGGGCCAGGAAGCTCGTATTGAATCAGCCCGTGAGCGAGCTAGAAAAGCTGCTGAAACTAGACGGAATAATCGTGAAAAGGCAATGACTTTTCAGCAATATCAAGATACAATAATTCAAAATTTTAAGAATTATATTTTAGGGTTCCCTCGGTCAATTTCTGAACGTTTAATTTCCTGGATTAATGCTTTAATTCTGCAAGCTGGTACAGAGGCGGTTGCTACAATGTTAACAAATTCCCCAGATGTTTTTCACGAGTATTTAAACCGTGTATCTTATGATAGTGAAACTGCTGTTACGGAATATGCAGCATCGATGATGGAATATTTGCCAGATTTATCCGACCAAAGAAAAAGCGATTTGATGGAACAATTTGAAGCTGAGGAGTTAGGGTATGATATATGAAGCCGAGAAAGTACCGGTATTTTATGGGAGATTTTGAAACTACTGTTTATGAAGGTCAGGAGCGTACAGATGTATGGGCCTCTGCGTGTGTAGAGTTGTATTCTGAGAAAGTAGAAATTTTTGGCTCAATAGATGAAACTTTTGATTATTTGAAAGAACTTTCAGGGAACATAGTGATATATTACCACAATCTTAAATTTGATGGCTCTTTTTGGTTATCATTTTTACTTACTGAATTAAAATTTGAACAGGCATATATTAAATTATCAGACGACCCTTTGAGGGTTGAGTGGATGAACGAAAAAGATATGAAAAATAATACGTTTAAATATTCAATTTCAGATAAAGGTAACTGGTACACAATAATAATTAAAACTCGCGACAAAATAATAGAGATAAGAGATTCTTTAAAATTAATTCCTTTTTCTGTTAAACAAATCGGTGAATCTTTTGGCACTAAACGTAAAAAACTTGACATGGAATATAAAGGTGTTAGGTTTCCGGGTTGTCAAATTACAGATGAAGAGAAAGAATATATCTCTAATGACGTGCTTGTTGTAAAGGAAGCCCTTGAAATAATGTTTGACGAAGGTCACAATCAACTTACTATAGGTTCATGTTGTCTTAAAGAATACAAGAATATGATAGGAAAAGAAGACTATAATATGTTTTTTCCGAATATTTATGAAATAGGAATTTCCGAAGAAAAGTTTGGTTTTAAGAATGCGGGCGATTATGTTTTAAAGTCATATCGAGGGGGCTGGTGCTATTTAGTAAAAGGAAAAGAAGGAAAAATATTTAAACATGGTTTAACAGCTGATGTAAATTCTCTTTATCCGTCGATGATGAGTTCAGAAAGCGGGAATCGTTATCCGCTCGGTGAACCGCATTTTTGGAAGGGAAATTTTATACCGGATGATGCACTGTATGATAATCGTTACTTTTTTATCCGCGTTAAAACAAGATTTTATATTAAGTCAAACAAGCTGCCATTTATACAGATCAAACATTCTTTTTCATACAGAGGAAATGAATCATTAGAAACAAGTGATATTTTAAATCCAAAAACAGGGGAATACTATTCCGAATATATTGATGAAAATGGGAATGTTAAATCGACAGCAGTTGAAATTACTTTTACTATGACTGATTACTATTTATTTTTGGAGCACTACGAAGCAGTAGATTTTGAAATTATATCAGGTTGTTGGTTTTATTCTGAAATAGGGTTGTTCGATACTTATATTAATAAATTCAAAAAAATTAAAATTGAAAATAAAGGAGCAAAGAAACAAGAAGCAAAATTATTTTTAAACAATTTATATGGAAAGATGGCATCATCAACAAATTCATCTTTTAAATTAGCATATATCAAAGAAAGTGGCGTTATAGGATTTAAGGCAATACCTGAGTTTTCCAAAGTTCCAGGTTATATTCCCGTAGGCTCAGCTATAACTTCATACGCAAGAAACTTTACAATTCGTGCTGCACAGCTTAACTATTACGGTCCAGATAAGCGGGGTTTCATCTATGCCGATACTGATTCTATTCATTGTGATTTAGAAAAAAATGAATTAAAAGGAATTCCCGTTCATCCTTATGATTTTTGTAACTGGAAATTGGAATCTTATTGGGATGAGGCCTTTTTCACACGTCAAAAAACATATATTGAGCATGTCACTCACGAAGATGAAAAAGAAGTTGAGCCGCATTATAATATAAAGTGTGCTGGTATGCCTGATAAGTGCAAAAAACTTTTCGAAAAATCAGTGAGAGGTGAAGTGGAAGAAGGATTGACTGAAGAGGAAAGAGAATTTTTAAGCCAAAGAAGAACTTTGGAAGATTTCAATGTCGGCTTAAAAGTTCCAGGTAAATTACAGCCAAAGAGAATAAACGGAGGGATTGTTCTTTTGGACGGCACATATGAGATGAGATAAGCAAAGAGGAGAATATACATTCTCCTCTTCTATATCTTTAACTTTGGTTTCTTGAAAGCGTGTAGCGTCACGACAAACCGCGGGTACGATCTTTCACGTATGCTATCCCAAGGTAACAGTCAAGAATACCAAAGTAGATACTAATATGAAATAGTTTTCAACAATGCTTCTTTACACGCTAAATTTTTAAAACGAAAGCATCCTTTTTCAAAATAATAGCGCATTGTGCTAACAAATAAGCTATTATTTTTAAGCATCACGTAATTTATGTCATGGTCTTCAGTTGTTACGGTAATTTTGAATCGAAAACTATTGTCAGGTCGGTCGTCACAATACATGAAGCCATAATCTGCATATTCACGAATTGCATAATTATTACCGCCATATTTCAAGGTAGCAATGTAGCGCGACCTTCCTTCTGGATTTTCTACAAAAGCGGCGTTATCATTCAGATACACACCTTCGGACGCATAATCGGTATATTCATTTTTGGCAAACGCCCGATTCACCCCGCTTAGTTTTTGGGCCTCGCTAGCATTCTGGTTGAAACCTTGTTCCAGCACAAATCCATCACCACGCAAAAATTTTACTTGATCATTCAATCTACTGCTTATACCTAACTCGGTGTAGTAGGGATTGATTAAGCTTACTGGGTTACTTATCATAAAAACTGGTACATATCTAATCTGCTTCCCTTGTCCCCTAGCTACACTGGTATGTACGGAAAGAAATTTTTTAATTTCCCCTGTGCAATAACGGTTAGTTTCGCTTTGAAATTCATCGAATATCATTCTCTGTACGTCACTTAAAAGATGACTGTATTTTTTAAGCTGATCCGCACTGTTCAGAGAAACGGCATAGCCACAGGGCTTTCCGTCTATGTTAAGTTCATGAAATATACCGTTTGCTCTTCTTTTCGATTCCATGATTGTACCAGGGAAAAATAACCCTGAAATATCTTTATAAAACTTATCAGCACAATCATCAAGTTCATATTGATACCTATAAATCAAGCAAAATTTTTCATTGTATTTGAAAAATCTATTAACACACAGACGTCCAAAATACGTTGTTTTACCTGCGCTTCGATTTGATGTACAAATATATAATTCTGGTGTATTTCCGTTTATGTCTTTTAAAGATAATAGTTTTGTGCCATCATAGTAAGTTTTATTTTCCATAATAATTCCTTTTCTTTCTATTATAGCATATTTTTAATCATTGTAAAGAGATTTTGGTTGCAATTTTAGCTAATGTGTGATATAATAAAAGAAAACGAAAGGAGGTAAATTGTTTTGGATATTAACACAATTCTACAAGCTGTCGCTACTGTAGGATTTCCTATTGTAATGTGCCTTGTAATGGCACGGTATATTAAGACTATCAATGAATCTCATCGAAAAGAGATCGAAAATATTAATGCCTTGCATAAAAGTGAGACTGACAAGTTTACGGAAGCTATCAACAACAACACTTTGGCATTACAAAAAATTTGTGATAGGATTGACGGTGAAAAGAATGTATGAAAAAGAAAGAAATGAATTAGTTGATTTAGTTACTTCCAGATTGCATAAAAATAGTTATACTCAAAGTGATAAACGATACGAAGTTGGTAATGGATATAGCGACTGCTCTTCACTTATGTGGTGGGCTTATAATAAAATTGGAATTTCAATCGGTGATTACACAGGCGAACAAATTATTTCGTCTAATTTATATGATGTTAAACTTACCGTAATCAACGGAGTTCCAGATGAAGAAAAAATGTTAAAAGGTGACTTGTTATTTTTTAGATCAAATTCTTCAACTTACCCCCAAAAAGTTGGTCATGTTGAGATGTACGTGGGAAATAATATGCTGTGCGGGCATGGTTCAGGAATTGGCCCGACATTAAAAAATATTGAAAGTTATTGCTATAACCACGCTCAACTTGATAAGGGGATTATCTGTGTGAGAAGAGCCACAAAATTTAAAACCGATAAACCGCTAGAAAAGGAAAATACAATGATTGACACAAAAACATTACCAAGATTGAATAAGAAAAATAAAGATTATCAATCCAGTAGAGCTGTAAAAGTATGGCAAGCAATCATAGGTTGTGATTGTGATGGAAGGTTTGGGACCGACACAGAAAAAGCTACAATTGAATTTGAAGAAAGAAATGGGATTTACGATACCCCAGAGAATGTGGGGCCACTTGCCTGGGAAGCTGGATTGAAGAGTTTGATTGATTAATGCCGGATATTAGTAATTCATATCAATGGATGATAGACGTATGTAACGCTCCTAATGTAGGTTATTCCCAGGCATACAGAGACCAACAAACAGTGAACGGAATCATATACTATGATTGTTCATCCATTATATGGTATGCTTTGATGAACGGCGGGTTCGATGTGGTGAAAGCAAATGGCGGTGAAACATGGCCATTTACGACTTATAGCATGGAACCAGTGTTAATTGATTTAGGCTTTCAATTAATATCAATCGAAGAACCATGGATACCGGGGGATATATTAGTAAGCAATCCCAGCATAACAAATCATACTGAGATGGTATATCAAGGTAATTTGACAATGGGGGCTCATTCATCTAAACCGCCACTTCCTGATCAGGTTTCAATTCGAACCACTCCTTCCTCTATTGCTTGGAGGCACAACTATCGTTTTGGGCAAGGAGCAAGCGGAAAATACGAATGGATATACGGCGGAGAAAGTGAGTATCTTCCTTATGCAAGTCAAAGGAACAACGCCCAATGTATTTATGGTTTTTTCTATTATAAAGGGTGGTCGTTAGAAGCTATTGCTGGCTTCTGTGGAAACGTACAACAAGAGAGTACATTTAACCCAAGGCTTATAGAGATAGGAGGAACTGGGCATGGATTAGTACAATGGACCCCGCCCGAAGATTTATACAAAGTATTAGATGCTGTATACGGAAATCATGATGACTGGTGGGACGGAGATAAGCAATTAAATGCTGTATACGCAGAGTTTGAGCAGTCAACGGGAAAGCACGACTGGGGAATTGAGCCGCAATGGTATCAAACACCAAATTACCGTATAACGTGGGATGAATGGGCTTCTTCGTACGAAGACCCCGGTTATCTGGCAATGGCGTTCGAAGCAAATTATGAGAGGCCCGGAAGTACACATCCTGAACGGGCGGAATACGCAAGACAATGGTACGAATTTTTAAAAACAGTTAACCCATGGGTTCCACCCATTGTTGATAATTACTCTCGTCGGATGCCTTTATATATGTACAGAGGATTTGACTATTTTATTTAGAAAGGAGCACGAATGGCAATTTTAAGCAGACGCGGTATGGATAAAATCCTAAGACGCATCATGGAAACGGGGGGTCTTACCGATGATATGGAAAAAGACATCGAACGATTAAAGGATGATTTCGACGAACGAGAAGGAATTTTAAAACGTTATGGTGAAGTCTATGATGGGGAAGACAGAGACGAGTACGAATATTCCGGGAGAGATTCTGAAAGTATTTATACCCCGCGAGAAGAGGACAAAATTGAGGAAGATTGGCGTGGACGCTATGAAGAAATGAAGCGTCGGTATATTGACCGTTTCTTTGGCGGAAGAGACCCTAAAGACACGGAGGAATATAAAGAAATTATGAAAGAAACCGAAGAAGATGTTAGACGCGATGGGGAAAAACAGACGTTTGACGAATTATTAGAAAGAACGGAGGGTTAAAATGCCTACTATTCCTAAAAAAGTCGCTAGTTTGGACAGCATGAACAGCGCAGACATTCTTAATGTAACCAGAAACGAAATTGGTGGTGATTATGCGTCTCAGGTGCCAAAGGCAGTCAAAGCAGGGGACGTTCTTCCTAACGGAATGAGGGCGTCTGCTCAGGATTCCCTTATGAGTCTGAGAGGGATTGGCGATGTTATTATGACATTTCAGCCGTTGCAGAATGCTTTCTTGTCTGCCTTGGTAAATCGAATTGGAAGAGTAATTATTACATCTCGACTTTACGAGAATCCTTGGGCTGGTTTTAAGAAAGGACTTCTCGAATATGGCGAGACGATTGAGGAAATCTTTGTAAGTCTTGCAAAGCCCTACCAGTTTGACCCCGTATTGGCTGAAAGTGAAGTGTTTAAGAGAAGAATTCCTGATGTAAAAGCCGCCTTCCATTCGATGAATTATCAAAAGTATTATCCCACTACGGTCAGCAATGATCAGCTTAGACAGGCATTCTTGTCTTGGCAGGGCATTACTGATCTGATTGGCAGAATCATTGAACAGGTGTACACGGGCGCAAACTATGACGAATTCCTTGTGATGAAATATATGATTGCTAAGGAAGCTCTGAACGGGAATATTTATTCACAGTCCATCCCAGAAGTAACGGCAGATAACGCGCGGGCGGTAACTACTACGATGGTAGGCCTTGCACGAAAACTTTCGTTCATGTCGCCCGACTACAACTACGCAGGGGTTAGAACATACACCGACCCTCGCTATCTTTACATGATTTTGACTACGGACATTGCCGCCGTATTTGACGTTGAAGTATTGGCGCTTTCGTTCAACATGAATAAAGCTGAACTTCTTGGCAGGCAAGTTCTTGTGGATGGATTTGGAACGCTGGATGAAGAAAGACTTGCTGAGATTTTTGCGGATGACCCGTTTACGGATTATACTCCCTTTAATGAAGCGGAAATGACACAGCTTCAGAATATTAAGGGATTGATGGTAGACGAGTCTTGGTTTATGATCTTCGATAATTATTACAACATGACCGAGATTTACAATCCGCAGGGGCTTTACTGGAATTATTTCTACCACGTTTGGAAGACGTTTTCCACTTCCCCGTTTTCTAATGCAATTTTGTTTACAACGGAAACACCTGGGATTACCAGTGTTGCGGTAGCGCCCAGCACGGCTACGGTTGTCAAAGGAACTTCTCAGCAGTTTACCGCTAGCGTTGTATCTACTGGGTTTGCACCTAAAACTGTGACTTGGTCTATTAGTGGAAATACTTCGATGGCAACCACTATTTCTGAGACTGGTTTGCTAACAGTAGCCGCAGATGAGTCAACAAATATTACAGTTACAGCCACTTCCACCTATGATTCCACAAAAAGTGGTACGGCTACAGTAACAGTAAGCTAAATTGAATGGGGAGGGAATTATTTCCCTCCCTCTAAAAGGAGTAATAGCTATGAATGTAGTTCCTATGACGCCTTTAACTAACGTCCGAATATTAAAAGAAGTCCCACTAGATTCGAGTTACACGGATACTATGGACTTTTCGTCTTTAAGTGCACAAACCACTTATTTCCAGGGAAAAACAAAATATACGTATTCAAATTTAGGCCCAGTTAGACTGCAAAATTCGATAAGAATACCCAATACTGCCGATAATTTATACGACTGCAATTATATAATGTTTCAAAATGCCAATTTTAATACTAAATGGTTTTACGCATTTATTACAGAAATTAAATTTATAAATGTTAATATGTGCGAAGTAAATTTTGAAATAGATATTATGCAAACGTGGATGTTCGACGTTACATTGAAGGCATGTTATGTTGAAAGAGAACATAGCGCTACTGACAATGTAGGGGATAACATGGTTCTTGAAAATGTTGACCTGGGCGAATATGTGAATGAAACAGCTGAAAAAACCCCATTTTTTGACAGTTATATGGCTGTAATAGCTACTGCTTATGACCCTAGTGGTGAAGCGGGCGGTTATTTCGGAGGCACCTTTAGCGGTTTATCCTACGTAGCGGGGCTAATAGATGACGAGGCTGGGGTTAAAAATGTCCTTGATTTTTTGGACAGTGCAGTAAAGGCCAATAAAGCTGACTCAATTACATCAACGTTCGTAATGCCAAGCATTTTTTATACCACAGACACATCGCCTGTAATGCAAAGATATGAAGTGAATAAAAAACAAACATCACTCGGAAATTATACCCCAATTAATAAAAAATTACTGACATACCCATATAATTTCTTACTGGTGACAACTAGTGACGGGGCTTCTGCAAAATATAGATATGAATATTTCCAAGGCGATACCAGCGCTTTTGTGGTAGAATGTGCCATGGGTTGCAATCCCGAAATTGTATTGGAACCAATCGCATATAATAATCAGCAGTTCAATATCGATGAATCACTGGCATTGAGTGGTTTTCCTCAATTCGGGTTTTCAATCGATACGTTTAGAGCTTGGTTAGCTCAGAATGGAAATAGCCAATTCATATCAGCGGCTACAAGTGCTTTGGCCGTGGTAGGAGGTACTGTTACAGGTAATCCGATGGCAGTTGCCGGGGGTTTTCTCGGAATTGCTTCTAATATCAATAATTTTGTAATGGCGTCTTATAAGGCAGATCAAAGTAGAGGCGCGCAAGGAAGTAACACTCTTGTAGGAACCCGTGAAAAAAATTTTTACTTTTATCAACGGCATATACGAGAAGATTATGCGAAGATTATTGACGACTATTTTACTGTGTATGGATACGCCACTGAAGAAGTAAAGGTGCCGAATATTAAAACACGGACTTCCTGGAATTATGTAAAAACTAGAAATTCTAAAATAACCGGAAGCGTACCGTTTGAAGACATTGAAAGAATGAAAAAAGTTTACGACAACGGAATAACATTCTGGCACGGGGAATATATTGGTGATTATTCGCGCAATAATTCGCCGATAGGAGGTTAAATGGCTAAAAACAAGAAGTGGGATAAACGGAAATATTGGCAAAGTGCTGATATTAACAATAAAACGTTCACGGATTATTATGATAGGTTGACTGAATTGGCGCTTAATGTGTTCGAATGGAAAAATCTTCCGCCTACCGTAGATGAACGATTTCTTGAACTTACGTTATTTGAATACGGCTATTGTCTATATTTCAACGACGAATTTATAGGTAACTTGGCCCTTACGTGTACGATTGGAGGGCAATTAGATGTTTATAGAATCCCAGTTACGCGAAGAGCTTATGCAGTAAACGGATATCAAAAAATGTGCGACACATCGGATAGTGTATTAATTTTTAATAACTATTTACATACCCCCACTGTTTTAACGATTGAGTTGTTCGCACGAAGACTGTACGAAATCGAGCGCGCAATCGATGTAAATATCAAGGGGCAGAAAACCCCTAAATTGATTCTTTCGAGTGAACAACAAAGGCTTACCATGAAAAATTTGTATATGCAATATGACGGAAATGAACCTTTTATTTTTGGAGATAAAAATTTAGACTTTGACGGAATTAAATCATTAGATACAACAGCACCCTTTGTTTCTGATAAATTAGAACTCCTTAAACATCAAATCTGGAATGAAGCTATGACATTTTTGGGTATTGACAATATCAACCAGGACAAAAAAGAAAGACTGGTATCCGCTGAAACATTAGGAAATCTGGGTAATGTGGAAGCCCAAAGAAATGTAATGCTTAATTCCCGTAGACAGGCAGCAGATAAAATAAACGCAATGTTCGGGACCAATATAGAGGTTGATTATAGGCAAAATATTAAGCCTGTTATTCCTGACAGCTATTCAATTAAAGAAAATATAGAGGAAGGGAGGGAATAAATTGAGTAAGTATACTACACAACTTAGATTCATAATCGAAATGGCAACAATAGATAATGAAGATATGAGCATTCGCCAAAGAATAAGTTTAGCGGCGCCTAAAATATTTAATTTTTCGTTTCCTATATGGTCAGAAGACTATAGACAAGAACTAGAAGAAAAAATACTCCTTCATTATTTTAATAAAGAAATTGGCCTTGAGACCGTTGGTTTATGGAAATTATATCTTGAAGAACGTTTGAATTTAATCATGCCTTACTATAATCAGTTATATGAAACTATTGCCAACAAATTCAATTATCTATCAGACACAGACATAACTGAGACGTATGTATATCAAAGAAAAAATACCGGGACAAATTCAGGGAGCTTAGATTCAACAACAACTGATGATGGAAATGACACTTTTACTTCTAAACAAGATCAGAATGGGACGGAAAACCAAACTGGAAATACCCATTCACTTGAATCAGACCTTCCACAAGCAAATTACGCAAATATCGACTACGGAACAAAAATGGTCGATGGAACACAAAATAACGATATTTCAAAAAACAACAGTATAAATATTAATTCTAATAATGATACCAATAATACAACCACGGTTAAACAAAATACAGAAACTACACTAAATACCAACATTGATGATAATTATGACAAAACTAGAAAAGGTGCATCCGGCGGAAGAAGTCTAACCGAAATGATGCTTGAATATAGACAGAGTTTAATTAATATCGACAAAATGGTAATTGAGGAACTAGCAGACCTATTCATGCTCATTTATTAAAGGAGGTAAAATGGGAGAATTTAAGCCGCTACAATCGTTTAAATTTTGGTGCCAAAAAGTGATTCCATTAATTTATGATGATTCAATTAGTTATTATGAAGTTTTATGCAAATTAGTAAATTACATAAATGACATGATAGCTAATCAGGAATTTTTTAACGAAGAACTAGAAGCATATGGCACGTCACTTGAACAGATGCAGAAAGACGTTGATTTTATTAAAAGTGAACTTGATAAAATCAAAAATGGGGAATATTCTAGCCTATATATTGATGCCTTGACACAATGGCTTGACAACAATATGCCGGAAATAATTGCTGGGATGGTAAAATATGTTTTCTTTGGTCTTACACAAGATGGATATTTTTGTGCATATATCCCCCAAAGCTGGGATTTTATAGAATTTGACACAATAGTAGACCCTAATAACCAGTTGTACGGACACTTAGTCCTGAGGTGGTAAAAATGGAAATTAGTGATAAATTCAACGAACTAAAAGAATTAAATGAAATTATACAAATATACAATCACGAAAGCGAAAGCACCGCATTGTGCTTAATATTATATGGGAGGAATTATGATGGCGAATCCAACTAGTCCAAAGTACAATACCTATATTGGGGCAAGATATGTGCCAATATTCGGGGGAGAATGGGATAACACGAAAACCTATGAACCCCTAGTAATTGTAACTGACCAAGGTAATTCTTACACAAGTGTCACCTTTGTCCCGGTAGGCATTGATATTAACAATACTACCTATTGGGCGTTAACCGGAAATTATAACGCCCAAGTGGAACAATACCGACAGGAAGTAGCGCAAGTTTCCGAAAGGCAGGATACTGCAGAACAGGAAGTAGCACAAGTTTCCGAAAGGCAGGATACTACAGAAGCAGAAGTTAATCAAATACAGGAAAGTGTCGCAGAACTTGACGATGTATATACTAGGTTAAAAGGTAAAACGATTGTTGTTGTGGGTGATTCACTTACTATTGGAAGCGGGGAAGCACTTGGGCATACTTGGGTTGAGCAAATTGCTGAAAGATACAACTGCACAACTTACAATTACGGAATTTCAGGTTCAAAAATTTGTGCGGGGGGCAGTGGAAGCCTTGATACTGACATGATTAACAGAGTTCCTGCTATTTTGGCTGAAAGACCTACTTGTGATTATTTTATCCTTTCTGGTGGGGCGAACGACAAAAATCAAAATGCACCGTTAGGTTCTACTAATTCAGATGCTAATAACCAGGTAATAGGAGCTACTAAAAACATCATTAAAATGGTAAGGTCAAAATATGGCGCAAGCTGTAAAATTCTTACGATTACTACCTGCCACCGATTTGATGATACGAATGATTTAGGGTTGACGGAATATGCCTACGTAGATGCGGTAATTAGAGCATCTAATAGCCTAGGAGTTCCTAGTTTCAACGCTTACAACGATTCGGGGATTAGTCTCGCACTAGCAACGTACAACCCTGATTATAATAAATGGGCGGATGTAGGATTTACCGGCGGAGGAAATACAAGAGCTTACCACTACAGCCTTGCCGCTTATAACTACCTTACCCCTATCTATGCGGCTTTCATTGCAAACTCGTACGCAGGAAATTCAAGCATTATGCCAATTTACGAAACTATTAACGGCGTGTTGTGGCAAAAGACAATGCTTGGAAACGGACTGAGCTTGGTGACTGCTATGATTACTCTTTCAAACATTCAGATGGGTATTACTGACTCTCACATTGCAAATAGTTCTTGGATGAATATTGCTATCCCTAAGAAATTCCAGATGGCTATTTATCTGTTTGGGGCTGCTAATGCTAGTGGAAACGGTCACCTGATCGGTTATATCGGGAATCAATCAAACATTCAAAATTGGAATATGAGTATGGCCTGAAAATACAATATCCCCATGGATCTCATCAGACACCAACA